ATCTAGTGGTTGACGAAGCAACAGCAGAAGACTTTCAATCACGAGGGTTCACTGTAAAACAAATGGATGAAGGACAGGCACTGGTTATTAAACGTAAAGTTAATGGCCCGAACGGAATGGTACGCCCTGCTCCACGTTTAGTAGATAAGTTTAAAAATCCACTAGATGCTAGAGTAGGTAATGGTTCTAATGTGCGTGTTCAGTACAAGGAGTGGGAGTCGGAATGGAAAGGGAAAGTCTTTAAGGGACTAGATTTCCAAGCAATGCAGGTTATTGACTTAGTAGAAGTTGGTTCACCTGACGGATCAGAGTTCGATGCGTTTGACTCAAACATGGAAGACGAGTTGTAAGATGTCTGATTCTATCATAACAGTAGATGATTGCTCTTATGATACAGAGAAGTTCACTGCCGAAGGTAAAGCTCTTGTTAGGGCTTTACTGGAGGCAGATTTAAAACTTCAAGAAGCTATAACTACTGTATCTATTATGCAAGCAGCTACAGTAACATTAATAAATAATCTTAAAACCCATCTAACGGAAGAGGCTATAGTAGTAAGGAGTGCTACATCTAATGAGGAATAACAATGCCTTTTGTAAAATTTCATCAACCTTGTTTCGAGTGCGGGAGTTCTGATGCCGCATCAATAAATGAAGATGGTTCAGCTTGGTGTTTTAGCTGTTCTAAATATTTTAAAAACTACAGTACACAGGAAGTACAACAACCAGATACAATAACGGAATTTGATACGTATCAGAGAAATAAAAACATGTCTGATAACAACCCTTCTGCTCAGTTCAATGAGTTGATTGATCGCAAGATCAGTTTAGCAACAGCTAAAAAATACGGTGTAAAATCTACACTATCCAATAACTCTATCACTACCCATCATTATCCCTACTACCACAAGAACGAGTATGTGGGATCTAAAATCCGCAAGCCCAATAAAGACTTTGTTTGGACAGGTAATGCTAAAGAAAGCGGCCTGTTTGGTGAACAGCTATTCAAGTCGGGTGGTAAATTTATTACCTTAGTTGAAGGCGAGTGTGATGCTATGGCAGCATATGAACTTATGGGCAGCAAATGGCCTGTAGTTTCTGTAAAGAATGGTGCTGGTGGTGGAGTGAAAGATGTTAAAAATAATCTAGAGTTTTTAGAATCTTTTGATTCTGTTGTTATTTGTTTTGACAACGACTCTGCTGGTCAGGAGGCTTCAAGAAAAATAGCGAAGCTACTGACCCCCGGCAAAGCCAAGTTAATGACCCTCCCTACGGACTTCAAAGATCCCAATGATATGTTGCGGCAAGGTAGACATTCTACTTTTGTTAGCTGCTTCTGGGATGCTAAAGTCTACACACCCTCTGGCGTATTAAATTTATCAGAGCAGCTTGAGGCTTATCAAGAACTAAGGGCTAACAAAATAACCGCTATCCCTTACCCTTGGTTCGGCCTCAACAGAAAGCTAGAAGGACTAAGAGCAGGAGAACTTCTGACGCTCACTGGAGGTACAGGTCTTGGTAAGTCTAGTGTTACCAGAGAGCTAGAACACTGGCTAATACAACACACCAAAGATAACGTAGGGGTTCTCGCTTTAGAAGAGAACTGGTCTAGAACTGCCGAAGGCATAATGTCTATTGAGGCTAATGCAAAGCTACACTTGGAAAGCGTAAAGAATAGATTCACCCCCTCAGAACTAGATGCTTGCTTTGAGAAAGTCTTTATGGGTGAGAACACAGGAAGGGTTTGGATACACGCTCACCACGGTGTTAATAATCTTGATGATATATTCAGCAAGCTTAGATATATGATTATTGGATTAGACTGCAAGTGGATAGTTGTTGATCACCTGCATATGTTAGTTCTCTCTACACTGGAGAATGACGAACGTAAAGCTATTGATAGTATTATGCACAGACTCAGAACACTGGTCGAAGAGACAGGCTGTGGCATGATTCTAGTGTCTCACTTGCGGAGAATAGATGGCAATAGAGGCCATGAGAATGGTATTGAGACAGGGCTATCGCACCTTAGAGGCTCTCAGAGCATTGCACAGTTGTCTGATTGTGTCATAGCTTTGGAACGAAATCAGCAGAGCGATGATGAGATTGAAGCATCTACTACTAGAGTCAGGGTGTTGAAGTCTCGATACACAGGGGATGTCGGTATAGCTACTCACCTTTTATATGAGAATGAGACAGGAAGACTCAAAGAGATTTTAGATTATAGTGATGATGAGTTTACTGGAGAAGAGCTATGAGTAATTTAGTTTTTGATATAGAAGCTGATGGACTAAACCCCACTAAAATATTTTGTATTGTAGCTATGGATGTAGACACTAAGGATGTGTTTACATTTGACAACACTCAGCTACAAGAAGGATATGATATGCTAATGTCTGCAACAAAGTTAATAGGACATAACATAATAGGGTATGACATCCCTGCGGTAGAAAGAATTGCAGGTGTAGACTTATCTAAATCTAAGGCTGTAGATACTCTAGTTCTTTCCCGCTTATTTAAACCTACAAGAGAAGGAGGCCACGGCCTTGAGAACTGGGGCTATCGTATAGGGTTTAACAAAGGAACATATGGCGAACAGGAAGATGCTTGGGACTACTATCGCCCTGAGATGCTAGATTATTGTCGCAGAGATGTCGAGTTGAACTATAAAGTATATCAAGCTTTGAAGTTAGAAAGCAGAGGCTTCACCCCTACATCTGTTAAGATTGAACACGCTACAGCTAAGATTGTAGATCAACAAAGAACTAACGGGTTTGTACTTGATCAACGTAAAGCAATGCTTCTTGTTGCAATGTTCCAAGAAAAGCTAGATGAAGTTAAACAAGAGGTTCAAGAAAGATTTAAACCTACTGTTGTTACTCAGATACTAACCCCTAAGTTTACTGCTACCGGAGCGTTAGCTAAAACAGCAGTTGATCAACACGGAAAAGGTGTAAGACTTAATGATAGGGAATATGAAATACTTGCTTTAGATATTGAACGCAAACCTATTGCACGAAAAACATTTATTGAGTTTAACCTTGGATCACGCAAACAGATCGGAGAGTATCTTATTCGGTTCGGATGGAAGCCCAAGAACTATACTCCTACAGGACAGCCTATTGTTGATGAAGGTACTTTAAATAAAGTTAAGCATATTCCCGAAGCTGCCCTTATTGCTAACTATCTAATGCTTCAAAAGCGTTTAGCTCAAGTGAACAGTTGGCTTAAAGAGTTGAATGAAGATACAGGAAGAGTGCATGGCTATGTTAATCCTAATGGAGCAGTGACATCTAGAATGACACATTCCCACCCGAACATGGCTCAAATCCCCAGTAGCAACTCCCCTTATGGCAAAGAGTGTAGGTCGTGTTGGACTGTGCCAAAAGGATATAAACTTGTAGGCATTGATGCGTCTGGCTTAGAACTTAGGATGCTTGCACATTATTTAAATGACGAGGCTTATACAAATGAAATACTCAATGGAGACATCCACACAGCTAACCAAAAACTTGCAGGACTTGAATCTAGAAATCAGGCAAAAACTTTTATCTATGCACTCTTGTACGGAGCAGGAGATGCAAAGCTTGGCTCAGTGGCTGGAAGAGGCAGAGCAGCAGGTAAAGAACTTAGAAAGTCTTTCTTTGATAATCTCCCATCATTTAAAAATCTTTCAGGAAAAGTACAAAGAGAAGCTAAGTCAGGCAAAATAAAAGGTCTTGATGGCCGCAAGCTTTTAGTCCGGTCTGAACACGCAGCTTTAAATACTTTATTGCAGGGAGCAGGGGCGATTGTAATGAAACAAGCGTTGATTATTCTGGATACAAAAATACGACACTTAGATGCTAAGTTTGTCGCTAATGTACATGACGAATGGCAAATAGAATGTAACGAAACTGTAGCTGATACTGTAGGAAAACTAGGAGTAGAAGCTATTATTGAAGCAGGTGTAGAATTAAACCTTAACTGTCCACTAGACGGAGACTATCATGTTGGAAACAACTGGAGCGAAACACATTAATTTAAATGCTGTTGAACAGCGCATTGCTAAACACATGGCTAAGTCTAGATACGAAACATCTAGAGCAGCGGGTATTAAGAATAACCGGAAAGGCCCACAGTCTGATTTTGAAACTGACCTAGAAGGATTTGGTTCGGAGTTGGCCGCAGCAAAACTTTTAAATGTCTGGCCCGATTTAGATTTAGATGTTATCCCTGACCATGATCTTATGTTTAATGGTAAAACTATAGACGTTAAATCTACTAAGTATAAAACTGGAAGGCTGTGTGCAGGACTTCATAAAGTAAATAAGTCTTGCGATTACTATATGTTAATGGTAGGCTCTTTTCCTAGTTATACATTTGCAGGTCTTGCTTCTAAAGAAGAACTGTTAAATCAAAAAAACATTATTAATCTAGGTTGGGGCGAATTGTTTGCTTTAGATCAGTCAGCCCTTAAAACCTTAGAAGTTTTAAAGGAGTAAGACATGAACGCAATCAATCCCAAGACAGGTAAAGAGTATTACTATAAAGATAACCCCCAAGCTGTTAAAGCTAGAGATCAAAAACGTATGTTTGTAGATAGTAAAGAAGTTAAAAAACTACACCCCTTATATAAAGCTGGTAGATATAAAGGATTTGAAGATGCAGCTTTTAAGTCTTTACCTAATTATACTGACAGCATCTCAGGTGAAATTTATATTATTACTAACCCTGCTTGGGAAGGTTGGGTTAAAGTAGGCATGGCAGTAGAAGCGTCTGATAGAGCTAAAAACTATCAGACCTCTTCCCCTTTTAGAGACTATGAACTTGCTTATGTTGTCTCTGCTCTTGATCGAAGAGCCGTTGAAACAGAAGCACACAAAAGACTTTCAGACTTATTTGAACAGCGTAATGAATGGTTTAAATGTAGCGTTGCTATTGCCACTAGAATTATAGATTCCGTTATTGGAGAACAAGATGAGTAAGCTATCAACAGTAGTGCCTGATATTTATAAGCACTTAGAAAATTTAAGTGCAGGAGAGCCTCTCCCTCTTACAGACGAAGACATAGATAAAACGGTAGAAGACATTAGAGCCGCCTTAAAGTCTTGGGCAACTCCTCGTAAACAAAACGAAGACTTTACTGTGCGTATGTCTAATGCAGGTAAGCCCCATCGTCAGTTGTGGTACGAGAAAAGAGATCCACAAGGACGCAGCGATATTGATGGGCCGACACAGATAAAGTTTCTTTATGGGCATTTGCTGGAAGAAGTTGTACTAATGTTGGTACGTATGGCTAAACACGAAGTTACCGATGAACAGAAAGAAGTGGTTGTCGAAGGTGTTGTAGGCCATATGGATTGTAAAATTAATGGGGAGGTTGTCGATGTTAAAACAGCATCACGGTTTGCATTCAATAAGTTTCGTGATGGGAGACTAGCACAGGACGATCCTTTTGGTTATCTTGGGCAGCTTTCAGGATATGAAGAAGCTGAAGGAACTACTGAAGGCGGGTTTTTAGTTTTGAATAAAGAAAGCGGTGAGCTATGTATGTATGTTCCCGATGATTTAGATAAGCCCAACATTAAGTTTAAAATTAACCAGCTAATCCCTTCTTTAGATCTTGACACGCCCCCCGACTATTGCTACGATCCAGTAGAAGATGGCAAGAAAGGAAACATGAAACTAGCCAAAGGCTGTAGCTGGTGTAAATATAAATATCAATGCCATGCTGATTCAAATGATGGTGAAGGATTACGGACATTTAAATATTCTAACGGCCTTTCATATTTGACTAAGGTTGTTGTTGAACCTAAAGTAGAGGAACTACTGTGAACAGTAAAAAAGCAAAAAGCATTCGCAAACAAACAGATGTTTTATTGGTAGAGTGGCTAAGATCTTTGTTAAATGAAGAAGAAGCAAACGCTGTTACACTTGATAACTACAAAGAATTAATGCCTGATCAAACACATATCTTTGTATCTAACAATATGCGGTTGAGTGCTTATCACCCTAAGTGGATGTCTAAAAAAATCAAACAGCTTATTAAAATTTTTCCAGAACTTGAAATTAAAGATATAACTTTGGAGATGGTACAATGGAAAATGGCAAAAAGTCAGGTATAGAAATTGAAAATGCAATTATTGCTGTAGGTAGTTTCCTATACAATACTGATAACTCTATCATGGATCTAGATAAAAACTTTTTAGAAGACCTTATGGATTTAATAGAGGCAGAACTAGAAAGAAGAGAGGCACAGTTACATTGAAAAATAAAAAAGGATTTAGAAAAGCAAGAGTCAAGCGGCCTGTTGAGAAAAATATTATGACAGGATATGATTCTA